ATTGTTTTGATCTTTGCGACATCATACGTTTAGAATTTACAACGTACCATGACGAACCATTTAATCAGCATGTAATGAATGATGGGACAGGAAATTTTTATGGTTGTATTTGTAAGTAATTAGTCTCGCTTACGATATAGTCTCACAAAGGATAACAAACATAGAGGCTCTCTTGGAGGAAAACACATATGATAGACGAAAAGAAAATCCACACGACACCCGTTGGTACTGCGAACTATCCGTACATTTTTACGGCAGATACGCAGTTTGAAAAAGCAGGAGTATTTTCTGTAAAGTTAATACTTACTGATGAAGACGCAAAACCATTTGTAAAACTGTATGAGGAAACTCTGAGAGCACGTCAAGAAAAAGAAAATACTGACAAGCGATCAGCACACAATCAATACAAAGTTTTAAAAGATGGTGGTATCGAGTTTAAATTTAAACTCAAAAACAAGGTAACAATGAGAGACGGAACTGACTTCGAGCAAAGACCGAAGATTTTAAATGCCGATAAAACTGTAGCGGAAGAACAACCCGTTTACAGTGGATCTAAAATGAAGATCGCCTTTCAAGCTGTGTCTTGGCACAATAACTTACAAGGAGTTGGAGTAACTTTACGAATGAAAGCAGTCCAATTAATTGAAGTTGTTTCAGAAAAACCTAACAAGTCAACTGAGTCCAAATCAGATTACGATTATGGTTTTAGCACAGAGAAAGAAGTTTCCAATGTACCTAGTGGGAAAAAACAAGAAACGGTTTCGCAAGAAGCCGACTTCTAGTTACCGTAGTGGGCTTGAAGAAAACGTTATTAATAATTTAAAACAAAGGAATATTAGTTTTAAGTACGAACAACGTGTTGTATGCTACTTCAAGCCCGCCACGAAACACAAGTACACACCTGACATAGAGTTAGAAAATGGTGTGCTTATAGAAATCAAAGGTTTTTTTAAACGAGAAGATCGGAAAAAACATTTGTTGGTTAAAGAACAACAACCAAGTTTAGATATTAGATTTGTTTTCGGTAATTCTAAAAACAAAATTTATAAAGGATCTAAAACGAGTTACGCAGATTGGTGTAACAAACATGGTTTTCTTTTTGCTGACAAAATTATTCCGAACGATTGGATAAACAAGGAAGGAATATGTTAGTTACAAAAACAAATGAAGAATGGCAAAAGATAGTAGAAAGAAAAGATGCTGAAATACAAGCTTTATATAAACGTATTAAAGATCAGCAAACAATTAATGACGCACACAAAAAGTTAAATGGTGTTCTGCAAACTGATTTAACAGAAGCAGAAACTAAAATTAAAAACATGGTAGAGGATCGTTTAAATGCTTCGAGAGGAGTATTGAATGGAGACTAAACATGAAGAAAGTGAATTTGTTAAACATTTACCGTGCACGAGTTGTACCTCTAGTGACGGAATGGCTCTCTACTCTGACGGTCACACTCATTGTTTTGTTTGCAACACTACTACTAGGAGTGATGGTAATAGCGTGGTGGCTACAAGCAGTGTTCGGGGCGATCTATTGCAAGGTAATGCAGTTAGTTTACCAAAAAGAAAACTTACTTTGGAAACCTGTAAGAAATGGGATTATAAAGTTGCAGAAGTTAACGGAGAGCCTGTTCAAGTAGCAACATACTACGACAAAAGTAAAAAACCTGTATTCCAAAAGTTAAGATTTAAGAACAAAGAATTTAAAACACTTGGAGATATAAACCAAGCTACACTATATGGCCAAAACCTATGGAGTGGGAACGGAAAGATATTGTGTATTTGTGAGGGCGAAATAGACACCTGTAGTCTATCTCAACTTTTCAATCATAAGTACAGTGTTGTTGGTATTCCTAACGGAGTTAACGGGGCAGTTAAGTCGTTAAAGAAGCAACTAGAATTTATTGAAAGTTACGAAACTGTGATCTTTTTTATGGATCAAGATGATGCAGGTCAAGAATGTGCCAAGAAGTGTGCAGAACTATTATCAGTAGGTAAAGCTAAAATAGCAAACTTTGAACTTAAAGACGTAAACGAAATGTTAGTTAACGGGTTAGGTTCTGATGTCATAAAAGCTATGTGGGAAGCTAAGACTTACCGACCTGATGGTGTAGTCGCAGGTGAAGAACTTTGGGAAGTAATTAAAAAAGAAGATGAAAAAGCTACTGCTTTTTATCCATACGAAGGACTTAATAGAAAACTATTTGGTATCAGAAAAAGAGAAATAGTAACTATATGTGGTGGTTCAGGAATTGGTAAGTCGTTAATGACTAAAGAGATTGCTTACTCTTTAATACAAAAAGGAAAAAGAATAGGAATTATTTCCCTTGAAGAAAGTTTAAAAAGAACTTGTGAGGGTATATTAGGATTACATCTAAACAAACCTATACACATAAATAGAGACGATGTATCTGAAACTGAATTAGAACAAGCATACAAAGAAACAATAGGTAATGGTAATGTATTTTTATATGATCATTGGGGATCTGTAGAAGAAAATACAATACTAAATAAGATTAAGTATTTTGCTAAAGCATTAGACATAGAATATTTATTTATAGATCACATATCAATTATTGTTAGTGGCCTTGAAACTAATGATGAAAGAAAAACAATTGATTTGTTAATGACAAAGTTGAGAGCATTAACAGAACAATTAAATATTGGTGTTATAATTATCTCACACTTAAAAAGACCAGAGGGTAACAAAGATCACACTGATGGTTTAAAAACTTCACTTGGACAACTTAGAGGTAGTGCGAGTATTGCTCAACTTAGCGATATTTGTGTGGGTGTAGAGAGATCACTTTCTGATCAAGAGAATGGAAAGAAAACTTTAGTTAGAATTTTAAAAAACAGATTTGCAGGTATCACAGGTATTGGAACAACACTTCAATACAATTCAGATACAGGAAGGTTATTAGAATATGAGCAAACCAATAATTTTTGATATAGAAACAGATGGTCTAAATCCATCTAAAGTACATTGTTTAGTCTTACAAAAAGATGATGAAGAAATTTCGTTCGTAGGACGAGATATACCGAAAGGTATTGATTTACTTGCTGACAATTTAATCGTGGGACACAACGTTATTAAGTACGACCTTCCTGTACTGAAACGTTTGTATGACTATGATCACAGCCCTGATCTAGTCCACGACACTCTATGTTTAAGCCGTCTAATCTACCCTGACATAGCGAATAGCGTAGATTATAAGTTGTTAGCAAGTGATCGTATTGAACGATCTACTGTCGGTAAACACAGTTTAAAAGCATGGGGTCAAAGATTAAATTTTCATAAAGGAGATTTTGCAGAGGTGTATAGCTTTGATACATTTACACCTGCTATGCTTGAATATTGTATTCAAGATGTAAAACTAACTTCACTACTTTATAAAAAATTATTAGAAAAAGGATTTAGTCAAGAGAGTATTGACCTAGAGCATGAAGTAGCAAACATATTAAAATTACAAGAAGAAAAAGGTTTTGGATTTAACGAAGAAAGAGCAAAAGAATTACATGCTAAATTATTAGGTCGTACACACGATCTTAAATTAAGTTTAGAAAATAGGTTTCCTGATTGGCAAGTTGATCTTGGAGAGTTTGTACCAAAAGTTAATAATAAAAAACTTGGTTACAAAAAAGGTGTAGCTATTAGAAAATCTAAAACAATGAAGTTTAATCCATCTAGTCGTCAACACATATCAAATAGACTTATAGAATTAAGAAATTGGAAACCTAAAAAGTTTTCTGAAACAGGATTACCAATCGTAGATGAAGAAACATTAGGTCATTTAGATTATCCCGAAGCAAAAGAATTAAACGAATACTTATTAATAGAAAAAAGATTAGGTATGTTAAGTGATGGTAAACACGCTTGGTTAAAAGTCGTTAAGAATGGCCGTATACATACTAATTATATAACGAACATAACAACAGGCAGAATGAGTAGTAGGTCGCCTAATTTACAGCAAGTACCTAGTGTTCATTCTCAATACGGCACAGAGTGTCGTAGTCTTTTTACTCCCTCTATTGGTTATGTACTTGTAGGGTGCGATGCGTCAGGCTTGGAGGCTCGATGTCTCGCACACTACATTTATAATTACACTGGTGGTAAAGAGTATGTAGATTTAATATTAAATGGCGACATACATACTTACAATCAAAAGAACTTAGGTTTAAGCAATCGTAACCTTGCGAAGACAATTCTCTATGCAGTTTTGTATGGTGCGAGCTCACGGAGAGTTATGGAAATACTTGATTGTTCTATGAGCCAAGCAAAAGAAGTATTAGATAAATTTTATAGAGTATTACCTTTCTTACAAGAAATTAAAAATGACATCATTGAAAAGTTAGAAGGTGTTGGTCATATAAAAGCAATAGATAAAAGAATACTTACAATAAGAAGTAATCATTCAAGTTTAAATGCTTTGATCCAAAGTTGTGGGGCTATACTTATGAAAAAAGCATTAACTATACTTTGGAATAAATTAAAAGGTATAGACGCATTTGTTATAGCAAACATACATGATGAATTTCAAATAGAAGCAAGACCTGAAATTGCAAATGAAGTAGGAAAGTTAGCGGTAGAAAGTATCAAAGAAGCAGGGGAACATTTTAATTTAAGAGTACCATTAGGAGCTGAATACCGTGTTGGTAAGAGTTGGGCGGAAACCCACTAATTTAAAATGGAGAAAGTGGGCTTCAAATTCTTTATGCAACCAAAGAAAACGTCAGGGACACGATTGCGGTTTAACAATAGACGAGTTGATAATATTAACTCCAAGTCATTGTCCTTGTTGTGGAACAGTATTAGTACCACAAGGAAAACAAAACAACTCGCCATCAGTAGATAGATTAGATGCAACAAAAGGTTATGAGAAAGATAATATATGGATCATTTGTCATTCTTGTAACACCAAAAAAGGAAACACAAAAAGTCCAACCGATTTGTATAAAATTGCAGATGCTTGGTGGTCAAAATTAAAGGAAATCAAATGCAAGTTATTATAGTCTTACATGACAAAAAGGATAGCAAAGATAAAATAGAATACAGTATCTTTGAAAAATATTCTGATACAGAAACACCTGAAGACATGCTTAATAGTCCTGCTGTTCAAGTAGGATCAATACTATCTGGTTTCTTAAAAACAATAGAACAACACGGTGCTTATATGAGTGCATTACCTTTAATAGAAGCCCAAGAAAAAGAATTTGACGAAGCTGATTTTAGAAAGAAGATTAAAAATCGTGATGGCAACGTCATACATGTAAATCTAAACACAATTAAACCAAAAGGAAATGGATAATGAGTACACTGTTAGTTGACGCAGATGTTGTAGCTTACCAAGTAGCTTTCTCAACAGAAGAAGCTATTAGATGGGGCAAGGAAGAAGATGAATATGCAATATGGACTTTACATAGTGATGAATTAGATTGTGTAAGAAAAATTAAAGATTATTACAATACGTTAGTACAAGATACTCAATGTAAAGAAGTAGTATCTGCATTTAGTGATAAAGATAATTTTAGAAAAGAAATATACCCTGATTATAAACTAAATAGAACAAAACAACGTAAACCATTAACTTTAGGTTTTTGTAGAGAATACATATCTAAAAATTATAATGGTTTTGTAAGACCTAGATTAGAAGCTGATGACATACTCGGTATATTAGCTACTTCTAATATTATTAAAGGTAATAAAATTATTTGTAGTATTGATAAAGACTTAAATCAAATAGCAGGTTTACATTACAATCCTACATTAAAAGAATTTTATGGCATAACTAAAAAACAAGCTGACTATAATTTTTATTATCAATGTCTTGTTGGAGACGCTACTGATAATTACAAAGGTGCTCCTACATACGGAGAAGTTAAAACTAAAAAAACTTTAGATAGAAAAAAGAATTTATGGAAAGTCGTTAAGGACTGTTACAAACAACAAGGTTTAACAGAAGATGATGCGTTAGTACAAGCTCGGTTAGCTCGTATATTAAGAAACACTGATTACGATTTTAAAAAGAAACAACCAATACTATGGAGTGGAGATGCCAAATAAAGATATGTTTAAAGGTATGAGTTATGACTCTTTAGATAAACAAGTTGACGGAGATCATTACAAAGGAATGAAGATACAACCTGCACAGTTTATTAATGAAAATAATATGCAGTTCGCAGAAGGAAACGCTATTAAATATATTTGTCGTCATAAGAAAAAAGGCAAACGTAAAGATATAGAAAAAGCAATCCACTATTTAGAAATGATTATAGAAAGAGATTATGACTAACGAAGTTAAAAAATGGAAAAAGAAAACTTATATGAATGTAGATATACTTATGGAAGATACATTCTATGCTAGAACCCCTGACGTAAATAAGGAGTTCCCACCTAGTTCAAAAGCAATATTTACTATTGTTGAACATCGAGAAAAACGATCAACCCTAGAAGAAATAGCAATAGAAGATAAATCAAATGAAAAAACTCCTGAAGAAAATCCTACAATGGATAAGCCGAAACCCGCCGAAGTATAAATTTGTCTTTGTACTTTGGGAAGACGCAAACTCCGACAGTAGTTGGAATGAGCTTTCAACTATAGAACAAATGTTACCTACTATTTGTATAAGTGTAGGTTTCTTAATAAATAAAACCGAAGATGCTTTTGTTTTAGCATCTGATTTTACAACTGACCTAAAAAATGACACGTTTGTTATCGCAGAGGGCGGTAATACAATGGTCATTCCCACCAAAAACGTACTTAAAGTAGTACCAATCCCCCTTAAAATACAACCTAAATAGTTGCTCTCTTGGATATAACAATGATTTCGCAAGAATTAATAGATTATTTAGAAAAACAATTCCCTAATAAATCTCCTGATTTAAACGATAACGAAAGACAAATATGGTTTAAGGCAGGCCAATCAAGTGTCGTATCTCATTTGAAAAAGATTTTGAATGATAAAGAAAACAATATTTTAAAAGAAACAATAATAGGAGACATTAAATAATATGTGTAGTTTTTCTAGACCAAAATTACCTCCGCCTCCTCCAACTCCCGCTCCTCCCGCTACTGAAGTAAATGCAAGTAGCACTAGATTAAGAGAAAAAGCACCAAAGTCAGTGCAAACTAAAACATCTAGTACAGTTAGTTACTCTAAAAAAAGAGGAAAAATGGCATTAAGAATACCTTTACAGGTTGGTGTTGGTTCGAGTGGAACAGGTGCAAACGTACCTTAATAGATAAATATATATATGGCAAATTATACTACAGCTAAATCAAGATATAACACTCTTGAAGCTATAAGAGATCCTTTTTTGGATCGTGCTCGGGATAGTGCTGAGTTTACGATCCCATCTATAATGCCTCGTGAGTATCACAGTAAACATTCTACTTTACATACTCCATATCAAGGTATTGGTGCTAGAGGCACTAATAATCTTTCATCAAAGCTACTTCTAGCTTTACTTCCCCCTAATCAACCTTTCTTTAGACTAACACTTGACGAGTTTACTTTGTCAGAGCTTTCAGGTCGAGATGATATGAAAGGTGAGTTTGAAAAAGCTATGGGTTCTATTGAACGAGTTGTTATGAATGAAATGGAAGTTAACAACTTTAGAAATGCTTTATTTGAAGCAATAAAACATCTTATTATTGCAGGTAATGTTTTATTATACATAACACCTGATCTTAAAATGAAAGTGTATCATCTTGATAGATATGTAGTCAAAAGAGATGGTATTGGAAACGTACTAGAAATAATTACAAAAGATATGGTAGCACCATCTTCTTTAACTGAAGAACAAAGATTATTAATTGAAGGAGATAAAGATAAAGACGGTTATGATGACACTTGTGAAATTTACACTTGTGTTAAAAGATCAGCTAACGGAAAAAAATGGGAAGTACACCAAGAGATTTACGAAAAGATTGTACCATCATCTGTAGGTACATATCCAATAGATAAAAACGCATTTATTCCGTTAAGATATACTTCTATTGACAATAGCGATTACGGTAGAGGATTTATAGAGGAGTACATTGGTGATTTACGAAGTCTTGAAGCTTTATATAGAGCAGTTGTTGAAGGATCAGCGGCCGCTAGTAAAGTTTTGTTTCTTGTCAAGCCAAATGGATCAACTCGTTTAAAAACATTATCAGAGAGTCCTAATGGAGCAATCCGTGAAGGTAACGCTGAAGATGTAACTACACTTCAAGTTAATAAGTTTTCTGATTTTAATATTGCATTTCAAACAATGAGATTGATTGAAGAAAGACTACAGTTTGCATTTATGTTAAATACATCTGTACAAAGAAATAATGATAGAGTTACAGCTACAGAAATAAACTATGTATCTAAAGAGTTAGACGATAGTTTAGGTGGTTTGTATTCTTTATTATCACAAGAATTACAACTTCCATTGATAAACAGATTAATGTTCCAAATGGAAAGAAAGAAAGCATTACCTAGTTTACCTAAAGAAAGTATACGTCCTAAAATTGTAACAGGACTAGAAGCTTTAGGTAGATCAAGTGATTTACAAAGATTAAACACATTTGTTCAACAGCTACAGCCGTTTGCAGAACAGCTAATGACATACTTAAATTTAGATGAGTATGTTAAACGAGTTGGTACTTCTCTTGGTGTTGAGATGGAAGGTCTTATAAAAGATCCTCAACAAATACAAGCTGAACAACAAGCTATGCAAGAACAAATGATGATGGAACAAAATTCCCCTGCTGTCGTAAAAGAAGGCATGGGTATGGTCAGGGATAGTTTTAAAGAAAGAGCTAAAAAACAATAAGGAGAAACAATGGCCGATAAAGTAGAAGTTCCTGCTGAAGAAGTAAAAGAAACGCAGGAATATTTAGATGAGATGTCTAAAAAAGCTGATGATGCTCAACAAGTTGCAACTGAATCAGCACCAACTCCCGAACCTGCAAAGGAGGAGTTGATACTTGGTAAGTTTAAATCACAAGAAGATTTAATTAAGTCTTATCAAGAGTTAGAGAGAAAACAATCTGAAGCACCTAAAGAAGAAACTAAATTAGAAGCAGATAAACCTGTTAATTTTGATTTTAGTTCTGCTGAAAAAGAGTTTGAAGAAAATGGAGAGTTAAGTGAAAACACTTTACAATCTTTAGAAAAAGCAGGATTACCTAAATCATACATAGACAATTATCTTGCAGGTTTAGACGCTGTTGCACAAAAGTTTGAACAACAAGCTTTTGACAGTACAGGTGGCGAAGAAAACTATAAAAGAATGACTGATTGGGTAACTGATAATTTACCCGAAAGTGAAATACAACAATTTAATGATAACATTGGTAAAGATAACGAAACAGCATTATTTACTATTAAAGGTATGTATGCTCGTTTCCAATCTGAAACTAAAGAACCAAATCTAGCTACAGGCACAAACGCACAGCAATCAGGAGCTTCATACGAAAGTGTGGGCCAAATGAAAGCTGACATGGCAGATCCTAGATACGCTACAGATAGTGCATTTAGAAAAATGGTTGCCGATAAAATATCTAGATCAAAAGTTATCTAATAAAATTCTGTGGATATATTGCTGTCCTAGAATAGCAAGTAAAAGTAAGACTTAACCCGTTTGAGGACGGACAATTCTGTGACTGAAATTACTACGCTTAATTAGCAACTAACCTATAACAATAAGGAGATATATATAATGTCAAATTATACTGTATCAAACATAGGTCAGAATGCGGGTTCAGGTAGTACAACTGCAAACTTTTTAAAAGTATTTGCGGGAGAAGTTATTACTGCTTTTGAAACAGCAAACTCGACACTAGACAAGCACTTAGTTAGAACAATTAGTTCTGGAAAAAGTGCACAGTTTCCTATCGTTGGTAAAGCAACTGCTTCATACCACACAGCAGGAAACGAAATTACTGGTGGTTCAATAACTCACAATGAGAGAACAATCTCTATTGAGAACTTATTGATTGCTCCAGTATTTATCGCAAAAATAGACGAAGCAATGTCTCATTACGATGTAAGGTCTATCTACTCGAAAGAGCTTGGACGGGCATTTGCAAATCAAATGGACAAGCACGTTTATCAAAACTTAATCTTAAATAGTAGAGCAATTGCGGCTTCGCCACAAGCGGCTGGACAAGCTATAACTGACGCTGACTTCGCAACTAATGCGGCTTCTGCGGCAGCTTCTATTTTTAGTGCGGCTGAAAAATTAGATGCGGCTGATGTGCCTGCGGAAGACAGATATTGTGCTGTTTCTCCTGCGGTATATTACAATCTAATACAAGCTACTACTGTAATTAACAGAGATTGGGGCGGATCAGGTTCTTACTCTGATGGTAAAGTATTAAAAGTTGCAGGTATTAACATTGTACCTACAAACAACTTACCATCTACAAACATCACTTCAGGTGTAGCACAAGGTTCATCTACAAACTTTGCAGGTGACTTCTCAACTACAGTTGGTTGTGTTTGGCAGAAAAATGCAGTTGGAACAGTTAAACTTATGGATCTGTCTACTGAAATGGAATACCAAATTCAGAGACAAGGTACATTGATGGTAGCTAAATATGCTATGGGTCATGCACCTCTAAATCCAATCTGTTCAATTGAAATCAAAACTGCGTAATTAATTACGTTGTTTACTTTGAGGGGCGACTTCGGTCGCCTCTCTTTTACAAAATTTACATTATGACAACTACAGTTACATCAAAACTTGAAAGCATAAATGTTATGCTTACAGCGATAGGAGAGAGTCCTGTTAACACAATTACATCTTCGACTACTACAGATGTATCTATTGCAATACAAATTTTAGATAATGTTTCAAGAGAAGTACAGAGTGTAGGTTGGCATTTTAATACTGATACTAATTACAAGTTAGTAAAAAATACATCTAACCAAATTGAATTACCATCTAATGCTTTAAGAGTAGATAATGCTAATCAAGATGCTGATTTAGATTTAGTAGAAAGAGGAAGAAAACTTTGGGATAGAGAAAACCATACTTATACTATTAACAAAGATATAAGAGTTAACATTACTTGGTTTTTAGAATTTACAGATTTACCAGAAACAGCAAGAAGATATATTACAATTAGAGCCGCTAGAATATTTCAAGATAGAATGTTAGCGTCAGAAACTTTACATACGTTTCATCAAGTTGATGAGCTTCAAGCTTTATCTGCATTAAAAGAACACGAAGGAGATACTAGAGATCATAGTATTTTTGATAATTACAGTACATACAGAGTTATTGATAGAGATAACTTTCAACCTGCGAAAACGACAATTAGTGATGAATAATGAGTGCAAGATTAATTTCAAATTCAATTCCAAATTTATTGAATGGGGTGTCCCAACAACCAGATACAGTAAAGTTACCAAACCAAGCTACAATACAAGAGAACGGACTTTCTGATATAATCACTGGTCTAGGTAAACGACCACCTACTGAACATATTGCAAAATTAAATACTGATACTTTAACAAATAGTAAAGTACACATTATTAATAGAGACGCTAACGAACAGTATGCTGTTTTAGTTAACAATCAATCTATTAAAGTTTATGATCTTGCAGGTAATAACAAAACTGTTGTTACACCTGATGGTCTTTCTTATTTAACGTCATCAGCACCACAAGATGATTTTAATTTAGTAACTGTTGCTGACTACACTTTTATTGTTAACAAAACTAAAACAATAGCATTGTCAGGGAATGTCTCTACAACTCGACCTGATGAAGCTATATTTTATGTTAAGAATGGTCAGTATAGAACAACTTATGAAATTACAATTGATGGATCATCAGTTGCTAGTTATCAAACTTTAGATAACTCTACTTCGAGTAATGCGTCTTCTATTACTACAGATAATATTGCTACAGAATTAACAAACGATTTAAACTCAAACCTATCAGGTTACACAGTTAGTAGAGATGGCTCTATTATCTATGTTTCAAAAAACTCTGGTACTTTTACTGCATCAGTGTCAGATGGTTTAGGTGGAGATGGTTTAATACTTATTAAAGATAAAACAAACTCATTTGCTGATTTACCATACAAAGGGTACACAGGTTTTGTTACAGAGATTATTGGAGACGGTGGTACTGAATTTGATAATTACTTTGTAAAGTGGGACGGCAACGCTTGGGTTGAGACTGTTAAAGATGGATTAGATAATTCATTTGATACATCAACTATGCCACACTTGTTGATTAGAACAGCTGACGGGAATTTTAGATTTTGCAAAGCAGATGGTTCAGCTTACACGGTTGGTGGATCTAGTTATACGGAACCAGAATTTGCATCTCGAACAGTAGGGGACGAGGTAACTAGCCCCGACCCTACGTTCGTTGGACGAAAGATAAATGATATATTTTTTTATAGAAATAGACTTGGGTTTCTTGCTGATGAAAATGTAATCTTTTCTAAAGCAGGTAAATTCTTTACGTTTTGGGCAACAACAGTAACTACATCTATTGATGATGATATGATTGATTTAGCTGTTAGTCATAACAAAGTATCTATCTTAAAATATGCTGTACCATTTAATGAACAGTTAGTTTTATTTTCAGATCAATCACAGTTTACGTTGGACGCAGAAGAAATACTTTCAGCTAAAACTGTATCTATTAACCAAACTACAGAGTATGAAATAGATGATGGTGTAAAACCTATTGGTCTTGGACAGAATATTTATTTTGGAATATCTAGAGGTAGTTTTGCAGGTGTTAGAGAATACTATGTAAATGCTGATACTGAAATTAAAGATGCACTAGATACTACTGTTAATTTACCTAGATACATTACAGGTGGCCTTACAGGATTAAAAGGCTCATCTGCTGAAAATACTTTATTTGGGTTTGCGTCAGGAGAAAGAAACTCTTTATTTGTTTATAAATATTATTTTGATACAGGATCAAAAGCACTACAACGATCTTGGTCTAAATATAAATTTACTGATACAGATGTATTGTTAGATGGAGATTGTATACAAAACTATTTGTATATAGTTGTTAAAAGAGCTGATGGTACATATCTTGAAAAGCTTAATTTAAAAACAAATGAAGTAGATACTAATTTAGATTTTCCTGTTTTACTAGATCGTAAGACGAGTTTGACAGGAAGTTATGATAGTGGAACAAATAAAACTACGTTTACACTTCCATACGAAGAAACAAATGCTATGGAAGTAGTTTTAAGTGGCTCGTGGTCATCTACACAAAAAGGAAGAAACTTACCTATTAGTAGTACAACAAACACAACAATAGTTGTTGACGATGATTATTCTGCAAATCCTGTACTTGTAGGTAGAAAGTATACATTTAAATATCAGTTTCCAACTTTCTTTGTAAGAGAACAAAAAACAACTGGTAATGCTACAAGTGTTAACACAGGTAGATTACAGTTAAAGAAGATGAGTATTATATTTGGAGACACAGGTTTCTTTGAAGTTAACCTAACTCCATTAGCAAGAAATACATCTGTATATAAATTTACAGGACAAATATTAGGATCTAGTACATTTACTATTGGGCAACCTAATTTAGAAAGTGGCACTTTTAAATTTCCTATACAGTGTAAAAACACAGATTCAGTTATATTCATATCTTCCGATAGTTACTTACCATGTAACTTTCTATCGGCAGAATGGGAAGGAGTATTTTCTGTTCTTTCTCAACGAATAATAACATAATGAAAATAGATGAAATAGAAGCAACTAGCGATCATATAAAATTATTAGTAAAAGATTTAAGACCTGAAGATGCTGAAGAAATAAAAGCTAAATCAGGATCAGATGACATTGAAAAAACTTTACTAAAAGGTTTTACAATGACTGATTATTGTAGATCGTTTTTTGTAGATGATGAGATTGCAGGTATTTATGGAGTAGTAGGAGCTGTAGATGATAAGTCTATTGGTTCGCCATTCTTACTATGCACACCTAAAATTAAAAAGATAAAGATTAAATTTTTAAGAGAGTGTAAAGACAGAGTACAAGAAATGCAGGATAAGTTTCCTGTACTATTTAATTACATCGACAGTAGAAACAAACTTCATTTAACTTGGCTTAAATGGTGTGGGTTTAGAATTATTAACGAAAAAACATTTAACGATGTTTTGTTTTATGGATTTTATAAGGAGAAGAAATAAAATATGTGTACACCAGAGGCGTATATAGCAAGTAGAGTATTACAAGGTTATACGCAGTACCGTTCTGATAAAGCTAAAGCAAATCAAATTAATAGAGATACAAATATTAAAGCTAAAAATTTAAGAGAAGAAGCTATTTACACAGATAGTGCTCTTATAAGAAAACAAGAAGTAACTGAAGATCAAACAGCTTTACAAAAAGAAAAGATAGCAACTAAAAAGTTACAAGTTGAAGGAACTGCAAAAGCTACACTAGGCGAAAGAAACGTTGGTGGTAATTTAGAAATATCTGTACTTGGAGATATAGCTAGAAATGCAGGTAAAGAGTTAAACGTTGTAGATCAAAACTATGAAAACCAAATTAGAGCTATTGGTGCTGATCGTCTTGCATACAATAGAAGATTTACAAACCAAATATTAAAATTACCAAGAGCATACAAACCAAGTTTTATGACTTATGCATTATCTGCGTCAGTAGATATTGGAAGTATGTATATGGCTAACCAAGCACCTTCAACTCCAAATGCTTCTAGTGGTCAAACATTTAATTTAACTTATGAAAATTACAACCCACCTAAATAATGGCAAAAATTAATACAGATATAGGAGTTAGTGTAGGTTTACAAAATGCACCTGCACCTAAACCTGTAATGAACGTAAGTTCAGAAAAGATTGTAGGTAAAGATAAATTTTCAGCATTAGCTGACACGTTATCACAAATAAATCCTACTATTAAAAAATTAGCTGACCAACAATTAAAACAAGAAGCAGAACAAGATTTTGAATCAGGTAAAGCTAAAATTAATGGAATGACATTAGAAGAAGCTAGAACAGCTCATAAGAATGGTTTTCCTGATGTGTTTAATGGTTGGGCTAGATATGGTGCATACAAACAATATGCAAACAACTCTGTAGATAATTTTATACAAGATTTTAAAAATGATTACATAACTAAACGAAATGAAACAGGCTACAATTGGCAAGATCATTACAATGAGTTTAGTGCAAACTATTTAGCTGACAAAGAAGGAGATGAGTTTTTTGCATCAGCATACAATGAAGGTACATCAACATTAAGAAAATGGTTAAATGTACAAGAGTTTGAAAAACAACAAGAAGATTTACAATATAAAGTAATTGGTAATACTTCTTTATCTATTCAAGCTTTACCTACTAAAGTTGAAGAAGCATTAGAAATATCTTTTTACGAAGATAATCCTGTAATGACTTTAGGTAAAGACTATTCAGAAAGAAAAGCAAAATACTTTCAAGAGAATATGTCTAAAACATTTAAAGATTTATTTTATGATTTAAAAGCAAATAGAAATCCTGCATTATCTTTAGCTGTTTTTGATGATGTTGTTATTAATGAAGCTGAACTCCATGCTTCTTTAGATGGTAGGTTTGCAACTGAATATATAGAATTACTTACTCAAAATAGACCTGATGGTACAGCGGCTATAATAAATAATCCTAAGTATCAAGATAGAGTTGTTAAGTTAGTAGATAAATTAAGAGACGCAATTACATTAAATAATAATATGGCCTTATGGCATAACGGAGCTCTTGCAAGCACAGGTTTATCTGCAACAGAACAAAATCAAGTAGCTACAGATTATTTTGATAAAGAATATAATAAAAAGAAAGCAGAAGGTTTTTCTGATGCTGACGCATTCTTAGCTACTACTATGACTATGATGTCAGGTATGAAAAGAAACAAACCTGTAAAACAAATACAAGATTTATTAAGTAAACCATTAACAAGAGAATATACTGAAGATAATAAATTAGCTTTAGAAGTTTATGCGGCTTTAGATAAGAATGGTATTACTGGAATATACTTTGAAGAAAACGACAAAAATCAATTTAAGTATTTTATAGCTAACGTAAGAATACAATCAGGAGAATCTCCACAAGATGTTATTCGTAGTATGGGTACTATGGACACTACTACCCAAGAAATTAATGATTTAACATCAGCAGATAAAAAATCTATTCAATTATTTTCTGGAAACATGGCCAATGCTAGAAACCAAGAACTAGCTTACATGGTTGCTAAATACTTTAAAAATGTATCAGGCGGTGTGGATTCAGATTTTATAGGTCTTACAGAAAAGTTTTTAGATAAGCATTACACAGAAATAAATGGTCGTTATGTAAGTAATTACAAAATGCAACAATTCGGTGTGAAGCCTGAAGAATATGATGGTTTTAAAATTATGGCCATCGAAATGTTAAAAGAAAAATTAAACACAGAAAAGAATATTATACAAGAAACAGATTTAGTTGGGTTCTTCTTTGATGAAACAAACATTGATGTTGGCCAACAAACACCAAATGTAAATGAAGGAATAGATTTAGATGATTATGAGCTTATTGTTAATACTGATGACAATGTCATATATTTTAAACAAGATGATGGTTCTCCTTTAGAGATACCTGCAACTGTTGAATATAAAGACGGTCAAACAGTTTGGCTACAAATACCAATACCATTAGTACGAGAAAGATTTGACGCTAAAGTTAAAGCTGATGATGAGAAACGAGCTAAAGAAGATTTAGAGAGAGTAGAGAAGAAAAGAAAACAAAAAGAAATTCGAGATAAAGAATTTGAACGAACAAAGGATATGATGCCATAATGACAAGTATTAATTGGGAATTTATTTCAGAACTAGAAGGTAAAGGCGTAAAGAAAGCTTATGTACCTAGTGATAACTCTGGTGTTACAGTTGCAACAGGGTTTGACTTAAAAGAAAAAGACGTAGAGTTAATGACAGAAATGGGTATCTCTGAAGATACTACAAATTTGTTGTCTCAATTCTTTGGTATGTCGGGTGCAGAAGCAAAAGAAGCATCTGCTAATTTTTCATTAACTGATGACCAAGTAACAGAGATAGATAAAGCAAGTCATAGTTGGTATGCTAATCAAGTTAAGAAAGCATACGAAAACGGAGATCATCAAACAGCTTGGGACGATTTAACTGAAGCACAAAGAACTGTAATTGCATCTGTTGGTTTTCAACATGGAACATCTTTTAAAAGAAAAGATGGTACTGAGATGAATTACATTAAACAAGCTAGAGCTAATGATTGGGAAGGCTTACTAGCTAATTTAAGAAACTTTGGAGATGACTTTAATACTAGAAGAAACAAAGAAGCTGATTTTTTAGAAGCCGAAAAAAAAACTGAACGACAACCTATAAAAGATCCTGAGTTTAAACCAAGAGATATAACTCAACAAAAAGATTTATTTACTGAATTACCAAATGTAAGTAGAGGTTTGTTTTTAGATCAAGCGTACAACTATAGTGAATACCAAAAGTTTCTTGAGGAACAAACTACATTTACTGAGCAAGCAAAAGCATCAATAAAAGAAAATACAATTATTGCTAATGCGTTTGATTTATTCTTTAACAAAACATTTATTCAACAAGATGGATTTAGTTTTGATAATAATAAAGATGACTTTACAGAAACTATTAAAAAGTATGGATTAAAAGGGGATTATGTTGATGAGCTTATCGAAGCTGTTAACCCTGCACATTTAGATTATTTAGGTCAGAAAGCACAAAGACATCAAAAGAATGCTGAGATGTTAGCTAGTATGGGTTGGAAAGGTATTGCATTACAGTTTGGTACATTTCTTTTAGATCCTGTTAACTTAACGGGGTATGGAGCTTTAAGTAAAGTAATGAAAGGAACACAGTTTCTTACAGGTCTATCTAGAAGAAAACATTTTGTTAGAGCAGGATTAGCTTATGGTACTATGGAAGGAGCTCTTTATAGTCCTATTGTAGCTAACAATCCTACAATGGGTTTAAATGATATAATTATTACATCAGCTTTAGGTGGTACTCTTGGAGGGGGAATATCTGCATTATTGGCAAAATCTGTTAAAAATGTAGGTCTAGCTACACAGAGAGCTGACCTTATAGAGAATAATCTTACTCCTACTAATCAAGCAGATAAAACAAAATTTAAAAACGTACAGCACACAGTAGATAACAAAAAGTTAATTAAAGAATTTGATGATGCTAATGCTGTTGACAATATTGAAGTCGTTTATCCTAAATTAAGAAACTTACCATTTTTAGGATTTAGTATGACTAGATCAGGTACGTTAGGATCAAGTGTATCTAAAGAAGCTAAAAAGTTTGCTTATACGATGCTAGAAGATCCTATTGGTTGGGCTAGAAAAGATAGTAAAGGTTTTAGAAAAGAATTTGTAGCACAAGATGAAACTGTAGAGATACTTCGTGATACTGTAGTTATGAAAGCACACGATGTTGTCTATACAAAAGGCGGCCTCCATGATGCCATGAAAGGTTATCTTAAACAAAGAGGCTATGGTGGTACACTTGTAAGTGATCTAAAAGGTTTCTTTCAGTTTGGTCATAAAAGAGATTTTATGTACAAAGTTAAAAGAGCTATGATTGCTCTAAGTAAACCTGCAAAATTAAGAAATGCTAATGAGTTAGAAATTCTTAATGATGCAAACATAGTTAAAGGTGCTAATGCTTATGCAGATGGTTTCCAACTATTTACTAAAATATTAAGAGAAGCAGGTGTTGAAGGTGCTGAAGATTTAGCGGCAAACACAGGAAGATATTACGTTCCAAGAAAAGTAAGTTACGATAGTTA